TCCTTTGGCTTCTATATAAATGTTTTGACGCCCTGTTTTAAAGTCAGGAATATAGACTCTTTCAATTTGAGGTTGAATAAATTTATATTTAGATGGTTCATATTTAACAGAAGGATAATGTTTTTTTAAGACACTCCATACTTTTTCTTCTAGTTTACTTTTAAATAAGGGCATTAAATCTTTCTTTATAACCATCATTAGGAGTTCTAAGAATCCATAAAACTCTAGCATTCATTAAGAACTCTTCATCATTTCCATAAATATCTCTAACAATATTAAACATTTCTAGTTCTGTTTCACAAGAACTTAATAACTTTGTAGACTTTGCTTCACCAAGTCCTTCAATTCCTCTAATATTATCAGAAGAATCTCCTTTTAAACATTGTTTATAAAATAGTCTAAGACCTTCAATTTCTGTTTGTTCTAAAAATGTATCAGGTCTAGACCATCCTTTTCCATTAATTTCCCATGAAAAATGTTTTCCAGGGACTTGTAATAAATCTTTGTCAAGTGTACATATTATTGTATCCTCTGTTTGATTAATTGCTAAAGCATCGTCTGCTTCCAGTGTATCTGGAGCATACTCTGCATTTAGTTTTTCAATACTATACTGTTGTAAATCTTTTAAATGTTTAGGTTTAGGGGCAATTCTATTGGCTTTATATTCAGGATAGATTAGTTTCCTAAAATTATTAGCTCCAGTAAGAAAAGCCCTATAACCAGTTGCATTTGTTTTTACAAGAATACTATCTAATAATTCATCCATTCTCCATATAGCAATGCCTACATCAATATCTTCAGCACTTGCTGCACATCTATAACAAAGGAGATCCTGATCTATTAGAGCTAACATTAAAGAGGGATGTCATCCTCTAGTTCATTAATAGCATCTATACCTTGAGAAGTTCCAAAAACATAGGCTTCAAACTTTTTAGCAATAGCAATAACATTATCAGTTGTTGTAGGTTCTGATGAAGTTCCTACAATTAAAGCTACGGCACTAGATAAAGAAGACTGACGAACAATAAGAATTTGCCTTGCTGCTCTTTCTTCTTTAGTTTCATAATTACTTCCTGTTACTCTTGTTGCAGTTGCTGTATTTGCTGACTTAGATTCAGCTACAATAGAGTCTCCTCCACCTAAACCAATCCATTGCCAGTATCCATTAGCATCTTTCTCTGTTGTTACTGTAACTACTGATCCTTTAATCCATTCTTGTGCAGCTTTAAATACTTGAGGATTAGCAAAGGACATAAGCTTTTTAGATTGAGCTTGCCCTTGATCATTTTTATAAGTAACTTCAAGAGACTGATAAGTTCTCCCATTTTTTGCTGCATGGGTATTAGGGGCTCCCACATCAATTACTGTTATTTGCATATATTATCTCCATATTACCCCAAGTGGGGCCTATTTGACATTCAACTCGCATAGGCAAGTTAAATGGTTTACCAAACAATTTAGTAAAATTACTTGGTATATCGTTAAAACATTTATCTACTAAATTGACTATACTAATATTATCCCACATATTAGGATTAAAGTCAAGTATTATTGAATCATGTACAGTATTTACAAGTTTTATTCCTCCTTTATTAAGTAATCTATTTCGTAAACTAACTCTTGCTATAGCCATTAGGTCTGCACCAAGTCCTTGTACTGGATAGTTAAGGATCTTGCTGCGAGGCCATTCTGCCCTACCATATTTTGTATCAGGCTTATAGAAATAAACCCTACCTGTTGGCATAATAAGCTTTCTATCCCGTTTAGCATCTTCTAAAATCTTATCATGCCATTGTTTAAGGCCTGAATACTTTTTATAAAACTCATTAATGATGTTTTGCCAGAAGTTTTCCTGTTTACTTACATCTGTAAAATTAGGATCGTTAGCATAACTATAAGCAGAACCACCATAGATAAGCCGAAAGACAAACGTCTTAGCAATGAGGCGAGTAGGAAGCCCAAAACGAAGTTGATTATCTGTGTGTTGATCAGTTCCATTTAATATCTCTTGTATAGCGGTTTGATCTTGAGAAAGATAGGCAGCACAAACCCATTCTAATGCTTTAGCATCAGCTTGTAATAGCATATCTACTCCCAAATAATTGTTTAATTTCTCCATCAAAGTTTTGCAAGTTAGGTTTACTAGAAGACAGTCTACCTGTTCTTGCTACACATTGATTAAGTTGCCCATGTAATACGTTTGTTTCCCAATTCATTTCTTTAATAAGATTAGTTAACCCTCTATAATACGTTGTTAATCTTTTTTCTAAAGTAGAACGAAATAAAAGAGTTTCTTTTGCTTCTTTAGCTTTTAATGACCCTTTTAAAGACTTTAAAGTAGCTTCATCTGTAGACCAAAACCCTTCTTTTTGTAACTCAGAGCCTTTAAGAGGAGTAAAAAGTCTAGGAAACTCTACTTGGTATTCTTCCCATCGTTCTTTAACTTGACCTGATTTACTACCTGTTTTAAAAACACCGCAAGCAACTCTACGGCGGAGGCTAATAAACCCACCGTATAAGAAAGCACTAAGATGATCATTGCTACTAGGGTTAAAGCCAGGACAATTATGAAATTGAAACAAGAACTCGTCAAGTCTACTAACTTCTTGTTCAGTTTGATTAGCCAGTTCATTACTTTTCTCCTCATTAAATAATAGACCATTAAATTCCATTTCTTGTAGTACAAGTAAATCTTGATTATGTAAACTAATTAATTTAATTAGACTTGGATTTTGTTTTAATTCTTCTAGTTGTTTAAAATATATTTGTTTAGTTAAATTAAGATCTTGTTCTAAATAGTTTTCTAAAATATCTTTAGGAATATTAGGTGTATTTATTTTATTTGCCCAATATTCTGTAGCAACAACATCAAGTTTACTACCCAAACCATAGTACTCAGCGACACTATTAAGACTTGGATAGGGGTTCTGTTGTCCAGTAAGTATAAAATGTACCAACTGACAATCCCAAATACGCTTATCCATAAAGTTAAGTCTATACTTGCGAATCCAATGCAGATCAAACTTAATATTAAAACCAACCAATATCTCAGAGTTATCAATTTCTTTTTGTACCTCGTTTAATTTATTACCATAAGGTTCATCATCATACTCAATGTTATAAATATGAGAACTTGAGTTTAATAATCCTATATAACATAGTTTATTTGTTTCATCAAAAGGATTTCCTTTATTAGAAATTGTAGTTTCAACATCAATTACTAAATATTTATAGGTCTTCATAACGAGCAACCTCTGGTTTAATTAAAACTTGTGAACTACCATGTCTTAATTCAGGTAATGTATCTGCATCTCCTAATAGTTTATTTTTACTAATACTAAGATAACGAGTACGACTAGTATTGTCTTGTTCTTTTCCTATTCCTAAAATCCAGTCAGCCTCGCCTTGCTTTGCAGTCTTGCTGCCATCTACCATATTCATTGTTAACCATAGTTTACCTTCTGCTTCTCCACTAGCTTGGCATACTCCAATTACTGGAGCATATGTTTTAGCAAGTTCTCTAGCCCATTGATATATCTCTTTTAATTCTAAATCGTTTCTGTCTGCTTTAAATCCTTTTATTTTATCTATTTGATCTATAATAATTAAAGCTGGGTTTTTTTCTTTAAGTATAGATTCAATCCTATTAGGTCTAGATGAGTCTTCAACATCATAAATATGTATTCTTTTTTGTGTTAACTCTTCAAATTGTTTTTGATATTTTTCTTTATTACTAAAAAGTTGGTCTGTTGTTACCCCAAGTACAGCTTGGTAACAACGGATTCCAACTTTATTCTTTTGTTCTTCGTTATTAAACCATAGAATATCTCCATCAGTTTCTTGAATCATTTTAGATACTTCACTAGCTAAGAAAGTTGTTTTACCTGTTTCAGGTCTAGCAAAAATAAAACCAAAGTCCCCTTTTCGTAGAGATCCTAAACTTTGATTAAGAAATTTAAGCCTCCATCTTAGTCCTGGAGTTCCTATTTGAGAATCATATAACTTATTAAGATCCCATTCAACTGCATTAGCATTAACATTTTCTATTTCTTGATGTTCAAATTCTGTAAAAAGATTAAGAAGAGAATCTATTGGAGTCTTGCCATCCTCTACATCTAACGCAACTCTAGCTACTTCTCCTGCAAGACACCTTCTTCGATGTTCTTCAAGAAGTCCTATTACTGCTTCTACATTAGTTAATTCTATTTTTAATATTCTATCTAATAAATCAGATAATTCTTTTCTTTCAGAATCTTTTAATATATAACCACTATTATAAACTAATTCTAATTCTGTTTTATTAATACTATTATTGTTATTGTATTTGTTATAGTAGTTATCTATAGTTATAAAGATTTTATATAAATTACTATAATTAATTTTAATATAATTAATGTTAACATACTTATAGTATTTTGTAAAGACATTTTTATCATCACAAAATAATTTTATTATTTGTTCTTCAACCACTCGATGAGTTCTCCTTTAGTATATTCTTTTGGATCTTCAGGTGAAATAACTACCCTAGTATTAATACCCCTCTGTCTCAAGTTTCTAGATATCCTAATCGCTTCTTTAGCTTTATCCCTATCCAACCATATTACTATATTTTTAAATCGTTCTGAAAGCGATTGTGTAGTTTCTAGAGACATACTGCTGCCAAGTAGGGGTGTTGCACAATAGTTTGGTGAAAGTCTAGCAATTTTAATTGCAGATAAAACATCTTCCACACATACAATTGTATCACCATTACCATAAATTGTCAAAGGTTTATCACCTTTAGACAAATATTTAACTTTTTGATTACCAAAACAACGGCCTTGCCAGTAATTTTGCGTGTAAAGCAGAACCAAGATTTGATTATTTGCGTCCCACGCAATTTTATTGTGGACAATTTCATCATTATTAATACCATACTTTAACAACCATTGTTTAGGTTTTTGTGGAATATCCTCCATTAAACTCAGGTTCCCTATACCCGCACTAAGCTCTTTAGGTTGTAATCTTTTACGGATTGAATGTATGTCATTTTTTTGTTTAAAGTATTTACAACCAAAGCACCATACATGATCATCATACTCAGCAAGATTATCTCGTGATCCACATTTAGGACAAGAAGTATGTTGTATAAACTTACTCATGAAATTCCCTAGTAATATATCGGTAATGTGCACAAGACAGAAACCCTATTTTGTAGTATAATATATGTATACAATGAAATATTGTATACTTAACTAACGAAAGGAAACTTATCATGTGGACACCTCCATTAGCAACAGAAATGCGTTTTGGCTTTGAAGTTACAATGTATGTAATGAATAAGTAATTATTCTATGTCATCCTCAAAGGTTTCTTCTTCAGTGCGTAGATCATCACGTTCTTTAACAGAAGTATCCTGTTGAATCTCATGATAACAGGTATTACATAAGTCTAAGTAATCACCTGTTATTGTAGATTTTCTAGTAGACTCAAAGTCATTTAAATTTTTATTACAAGCAATACAACGCATATAATCCTTTATTAAAGTTTAGAATAGTAATTGTATATTGCTTTTGCATACTTGTCAAGTGTAGTTCCTTCAAGACCAGGTGCAGTATTAACCTCAAAGACAAAGAATTTGTTGTCAATAATTCTATGCCCTATGTCAACTGCACCAAAGTCAAGTCCTAAAAGGTTAACAGCTTGTATAGCAATGGGGCATAACATATCAGGTATTGCAACATCACTTCTAGCATATATCCAACCATTAGTATGATTACGAATGTTTGAAGAAGTTCCATTAAATCCCAATTTTCTTTTTTTCTTTTGAACATCTATAGCTCTCCCTTTAAATATATGAACACGATATTCATCACGATGTTTACTATGTAATGTATACAATGGTGCAGATACAAGTTTATCACCATCATTACATATAATTATACCATTACCACTATGAGATGATAGTTTAGTACGACAATAGGTTTTAAGTCCTAAGTCAAGCCAATGTTGAGCTTCACTAGAATTAGTAGTCCATTGTGGTATATGTGTAAAAGATTTATTACGATATTCTAAGAAAGTATTAAGTTTGTTACTAGCTAATGCAATAGCATGAGGTTTGTTTAAATCATCGTCTAGCCATTTAAAATGGGGTGGTGCAGAATTACCCCAATTAATTATGACATCGGAACGCTTTGCGTTATAATAATGACCGACTCGGTGTACTCGCAGAGCTCGTGCCAGTCTTTTGGCAGACAAGCTGCCCAATTTATAGGGAAATATTTTAAGTGTCATTATTTATTTCCTTTAAGTAATGAAGGTGATGCATAGTTATGATATGCAGGTATACCTACAGGATCAATAGAGTCATCTTCAAACTCATCTACAAAAGATAAAGAGTGATAAGGAACATTGTAAAGAAATGAAGATTTATTCTTGTAGTCATCATGCATTAGATCACATGTAAAGTCTTTGTTAACTGCAACAATCTCACATAGTTCTCCTGTTTCATATAATTTAAGAGTAGCAGGATCAGCTATATCTTCTAGTAATTCTACTAATGCACCTATTGCTATTAGTTTAGGTTTAGGTAAAGCTACATTTCTGATTGTAGTTACATTCTTTTTCCAATCATACTTTGAATCTTTCCAGTCATATGTAGTAATTGGTGCAACATATGGTTTGTAACTGTTGTTACTATACCATATACCATTATCCCATTCGCCTTTGTGTTCATTCATGATTTTATGGTTGCCATGTCTATCAAGGAAAACAAGTTTACTGTATCCAATACGACCTTCGATAAGGTCTACGATTGGATCTTGGAAGAGAGCCAAGTTACCCCACTTATGTACAAGTGGCTGAAGAATTGCATTATTAAATCCAATGGTATCGCTATGATTAGTATCACCGAAACCGCTGATAATGCCATTGTGCACAAAACCAATTGCATTATTAACTGCAAAGGGATGACAATTTGTTGTATCAATTTTACCATGTGTCTTAATCCTAAAGTGAAGGACTGCTTGTTTATGTTCATGTTCTTTAAATGCTTGATAAAAAGATTCATAACTAAAGAATCCTTTTTCTATGTGTAGCTTTTTATCTTGAGCATACATAAATCCAGCACCATCAGGGTTGGAATTATAACATTCGTTAAGTGTTTCTTGAGATAAAATTTTATCTGCAGGTTTATAGATTGCAATGCACATTATTTACACTCCTTTAAATGATAGCTAAGTTCTGGGAACATACGTCTTCTACTAGATAACCAATGCATGAATGCTTGATAGTGTGTCTGTTTCTTTAAAGATTCATTGGATTGGGCTGGACTACAATAATCTACTAAGGCTTGAACAAACTGTAAACGAGTAGCAAATTCTTTGTAGTTCATTGGTGTTGCAAACAATCTGACTTCGATTGTTTTTTCATTGTTAAGATTGAGAGCATTGTATCTATTACCACCGTGCCTATTTTTTCTTAAGAATGTAACAGTACGATCACTTTCCATACGAGCGTAACTATTATCTATACGTCCAGCAATGTGATGTATAAAATCTTTATTATCTAAACGATTTAAGAATTCAATCATTTTTCCGATTGTCAACTGCGACAAGGGTTTCCGACTGACATGTACATGCATACCTACATTGTTTGCAATCTTAAGATCAGGTGGTATGTTATCATAGAATTTCTTAAAGATGTCAAGATGTATATCTAATGTAGCTGGACATGTAACAATCTCAAAACCATTATGAATAGAACCATCTGATTTCATAAGAGCATGACCATGCATTAGTTTACCAACACCTAATTGTGCACGATTACGATTTTCTGTTTCGTATTCTAGTTCACAACCTAAATACACAGTGTTAGGTCTAACACGAGTAGCTTTAAATTTAATTAGTTGTTCTACACGAGTTGTATAGTTATGAATCTTAAAGGATGCATTAAGACAATGATGACACACTTTATCAATCATAAGTTCGGTAACAGTTTCATTACCACAGTTAGTACATGATTCAATGTCTACTTCATCACGGTTATATACATTACCATCATGATAGAATTGTTCAGGCGTAAGCCATATGTCATGTCTATCATTAAATCTATAGCCATAGTCTATTGGATCAGTACGTCTATGTATTTGTTTCCACTCTGTATTACCTAATCTTACTCGTTTTTGAGTGCCATCTACATAGTATTCTTCTGTTAAAGAGTCTTTGTAATAAGCCCAATCTGGTATATTTTTAATTGTAAATATTATATCAATAGTTACATTACTATCTTCTGCTTCTGCTTGATAACCTATTGCTACTGCTTTGTCAAGCATGTGTTGAGTAACCCAAGTTGGTCTAAGACTTTGAGAACGAAGTCGTCTTTTTAATGCACCCCAAAATCCTTTTTTTAGACTTCCATTTTTATTATGAAACTCCATTGGATTAACTTTGTAATACAATGCATCAATGATAGTAGAACCATTAGCTCTATAACTTGAATGAGTTAATAGTCCTGTTTCTACACAAGCATCACGATGCACATTATAGATACTTAAGCGTCTGCCTCTATTAGCTTCATCATTAGTATAAAATTGTAATACACGCTGGTCTTTATACCAAAGGGTAGATAAAGTAAAAGTACTACGAACAGTTGCTTGTTGTTCATAGTCCCAACTTGTATCTTCTTTAGTCCAATATGTTTGTCTTATGTCTGGATGTTCCCATCTAAACATATTAAATACTTTTTGAAAATCATTAAAGCTATATGGTTTCATGACTATCTCCTTTTATGGTTTCTAGGAAATCTCTTGGTGGTTTTTTATATGCACGGATAATTATAAATTCTTTTCTGTCCTTGCTCCATTTAACTCTAGCACAATTATCCCATCCATCTCCCCAAAATGCATCAAAGAAAGTACGAGTAATATATTTATACTTTAGTTCCATGATTGACTCCATTGATTACGGGTAAAATTACCCACATAACACACTCGTATGATTGTCCGCAACGCGTGGCGTGGTCGGCAATCTACGAATGTATTATAAGAGTTCATTTACTGACAATAAAAGTAACGAGGATCAAATAATGTTAGTAATAAAGCAATAGTTGATATTGTTAAACAAGTAACTATAAATCCCATTATTATTTTATCTATAAGTATATATTTATGACAGTGTTTTGGTATAAGATTATCAAAATCATGTTCGCAATTACACATTTAATTTCTCCTTTATAAGATTACAATTTTCTTTAGTTAGTTTACTTAGTACAAAAGCACAGCCATGCTCTTTAAGTAGCCACTCAAATTCTTTAACAGTAAAATAGAAATGAGCTTCTTCTTCTTCAGCATAGTTTCTTTCAGGTATATCATCAAGATCATCTGCCATTATATTCTCCTTTATAGAATATCATTTTACCATACTTTGCAACATATTTTATTTTCCAATACTTTGGTTTATTAATAGACGTATCATGAAAATAATTAGCGTCCCCAACTGGATTGGACGCATAATTATGAATGATACGATAAGCTTTGTGTTTATATTCTGTTAAGATTAATTCTGAAGGATATTTTTTAACTCCTTGATTTAACTGAGTAATATAATGAAATGCTCCTGGTTTATTTATTACTTGACAAATTTTATTAGGATTATATTTAGCACGATTCATTACAACATATCCAACAGCATTTTGCACAATTTCACTTTGAGTACCTGCTTCTCCATATAATATTAATGCTAAACAAAAAGATGGTGTTAACATATATTTGCCCTATTTGAACATACTTTTAGATGACCGACCTACTATTTAGTAATAAATAGTTGTTTAGTTGTAAAGATTATGCGTAGCATAAACATAGAATTTAAAAAACCTATGAAGTTAATCATAGATTTCTTTTTGTAACTCATGTTCTATTGCACAAAAAGTTAAGTAGTTTACTTCAGAGATTTTTGCTTCTCTTTCTATTCTCCAACCTTTGTAGAATAGATAGTCAGACAGCTCATCATAAAACATTGTAGCATTTGTTTTTGTATTACGCAGTTTATAGAATTTATCTAACATGTTATATCCTTAAAAAGAAAGAGCAGAGCCGAAGCCCTGCCCTGATTAATATTAAGCAACTTGACCAGCATCACCACTATTTGTTTCTTGATCAATGGTAATTTCAGCAGGACCACGATTGTCTCGTAGAGATGCTTCTCTTTTGTAAGATTCTCTTAGTGATGCTATTTCGTCTACTAAATCGTAGACTTCTTTAGCAAGAGGATTCTTGAATCTTGGATTGCTCATTTGGTAAGCAACTTTTTCTAAACTTTGCTGTGCTAAGAACAAGTGCATACCCGCTGGTGCTTTTGCAACTATTGCATTGTAACCTTCGAAGTCGAATGAAGGACCAGAGTAAACTTTTGTAGATGTTGTCATATTATGATTTCCTTAAGTTATTTTAAATTTTAAGAGAGGAACTACTCCCACTTGCTGAGAGTAGTTACTCGGTAGGTATTACTATTCTGTTTCAATTGTATTTAAGTATGCTTGATACTCGGCATCTTGTTCTGCTAATTGCCACATAGAAGCATAGTCTGCACTATCCATGTCATCATATGTTGAATCATAACAAGGGTCCATATAATTGAATAGCCATTCTTGTCTTGGTGGTTGTGAATAAATCATGTTATTCTCCTTGGTTGTTGAGTAAATCGGTTAGTAGTTCTATTACTTTGTCTGTATGTCCACGCTCTAAAAGTAAGATGTAAGCTCTAATTAAATCTGGACTCATTTAATTCTCCTTGTTTGGTAGGTGATGTTATATTCCAACATACTGATACTTCATTTTTTTCAATTTGAGTGATTAACTCATTGACTGCTTCAATTGCTTCTCTTTCATAACCCCTTTCTATAAAGATTTTAATAATGTTTAAAATTGTTTTGGTGTTTCTATTTGCGTCCATGTTATGTTCCTTGAAAGGTTTTAAAAGATAAGGGTTAGATATATAGGACTTAGCCCTTGGATTAATACATATAAGGAAGGATTAAGAAAGTCAAGTATAAATTTAATTATTTGATTGATAGGGCAGTTTGGGGTTCCTATCAAATAATTGTGGGTATTTATACTTTACTTGTCCGTAGGACCAAAACGAACTTGTTCGTGCAGTCTTAAGCGTTCCTGATTCCGTAAAATCCATGGGTTGAGTCATATATATATAAGATAAATTAACGGAGCACGTGTGCGGAGGCACTCCTCGTTGACATATTATCTCTAACTTATGTCATTAATAATTCTGATTGAACCTTACAACCGTTTCTGTTGCGAGTTTTAGAAGCTTGTTGATTACTCTAAAACAAATAAACACTAATCAGAATTAGTAATTACTTAGTTAGAGTCTTATGTCCGAGGATTGATTTATACATCAAGTAGGTTCTAATCGCATTTCATTACATCGTAATTAAATGCAGTATTAGACATCTTTAATGGGTAAATAGACAGGGTATTTAACACAGTTACATTATATTTCCTTGATATAAATATTGAGAATAAATTCTTCCAAAAATATTTATAGGAATCATCAGCTTAACTACCAATGATATAGGTAGTATAGTATGGGTAGTAAGTATAGCTATGTGTACCACATCACTGTCTTATACTTGAGATAAAGATGTTAGCTCTATCACAACCCTTATAATTATCGTCTATAGGGGGGGATAGGTAACTATTCTCTCTGTTTTATAGTGGGATCACACTGGTGATACGAAAGGGTAAATTGAAGAGGGGATTAAAGACTTCTCCTAAAGGAGACTAGAATGTGCTCAGTGTGCTAACTAAGTGCGGATTATGTGCACACTTCGCATAAGCTTGTGTGTACAGAGGGGAGTATTAAATATAACTTGACTTTAATTAAAGAATATGATATAATTAATAATAATAATTATAATAACTATTACTATAACTATTACTATAACTATTACTATAACTATTACTATAATTACTATTATAAGAACTATAACTACGTCTTAAAACTAAAATAAGACTTCTCTAAATAATACTTGACTTTTAAATTAAACTATGTTATAATTATTGTATGAGTCTATATTCGTCTAAAGAGAGAACAAAGTATGCCTTTTACAACTAGTGGTCGTAGAGATTATAAAAAAGAATTAAATTGGGAACATAAATCTAAACCTAATCGTGTTAAGGATAGAGCTTCTCGAAACAAAGCTAGAAAAGAAGTAGGTCTTAAAGTAGGCGACTCTCGTCAAGCTGATCATAAGAAAGCTTTAGATTCTAAAGGAAGTACTAAAAAAACAAATCTACAAATTCTTTCTAAAGAAGCTAATGCTAAAAAAGAAGTTAAAAGAAAACGTAAGTATCCAGGTAATAACTAATGGCAGGGCGTAGATCAATAGAAACTATAAATAAAATTAGAGAGGTAAATGGATTACCTCTAATTAAAAAAAAACTACCTAAGAATAATTCTATTCTTCCAGTAAGTAAAAAAGCTAAGAGTCAAGAAGTCTTGGCAATTATGCTTGGTAATAAAGGAAAGAGTGTAGTTCAAAAAGTTTTAGATAAGGCATTAAATGATGATGATGAAGATCAGATGGCTTGTCTTAAGTTAGTTATGGATAGAGTTATACCAGCAGACTATCTTACTAAAGCTAAAGGTAGATCAAATCAAATAACAATTCAAGTAATGGGTGTTGGAGAAACAATTATTAACTCTTCAGAAGAAGAGGTTGAAAGTTTATCAGAGGATGAAATAGAAGACAATAATGGAGAAAGAGAATAAATTTACACCTTTTACAATTATTGCTAACTGGTATAATAAACCTGGGTATTCTAATATGAAAGAAAAAGCAGAAGATCCTGGAAATACTCTTTATGGTAGTAAAGGAACTGTCTTAGGAGCAAGCGATGCTTATAGGCATCTTGTTGGGCAAGCTCTATATGCTAAAAAATTTGGGGAAACTATTGCAAAGGTTATGGGAAATATACATGAAATGTATTTTTCTGAACAAGACCAAGAAGTTTATAAAGAAGAAACAGCAATGGATAAACATAATAATGCTATTGGTTTAAGAATTGCAAGAGAAGCTAAAACTGAAGAAGATATTTATAGATTAGCTGAAGAAGCAATAAAAAATAAAGAAGCTTTTTATTATGATAATGAAACAGCAGATAAAAAAAGAATAGAAACAGATAGATTAAAAGCAAGTATGCTTAACTAAGTTTGACAAACCTACAAGTAAAATTACATGATAAACAACTTGAAGTCTTTAATGATAAGACTCGGTTTAAAATTGTAGCTGCAGGAAGACGATTTGGTAAAAGTCGATTAGCTGCCTGGATGCTTCTTATAGAAGCGTTAAAGAGTAAAGAGAAAGACGTATTTTATGTAGCCCCTACTTATCAACAAGCCAGGGATATTCTTTGGGGCCTTCTTAAAGAGTTAGGTCATGAGGTAATTGCAAGTGCTCATGAGAATACTTCTATCCTTACTTTAGTTAATGGTAGAAAGATTTATTTAAAAGGAGCTGATAGACCTGACACGCTTCGTGGAGTTGGTCTAGCTTTCCTAGTAATAGATGAATACGCAGATATTAAACCTAATGTATGGGAACAGATCTTACGACCAGCCTTAGCTGATGTACAAGGCGGTGCTCTTTTTATTGGAACTCCAAAAGGAAGAAACCATTTTTATGAACTATTTAAATATGCTGAAGCAGATAAAGATAAAGAATGGAAGTCATTCCACTATTCATCATATGACAACCCCCTT